AGGAACGTGACACAGCTATCCGATAAGGTTGTGGAATGGTTCCGTTTACGTGGGATAAGCCAAAGCACACTGATGGACTTCAAGATTAGCGATGGAGAGGAGTTCATGCCACAGGTTGGAGAGAAGAGGAATACCATACACTTCAACTACTTTCGTGACGGGGAACTGATTAACATCAAGTACCGTGACGCCATGAAGAACTTCAAGCTCGTTTCGGGCGCGGAGCTTATATTCTACAACCTTGACGCAATCAAAAAAACAGATGACGTTATTATTGTCGAGGGTGAGATTGACTGCATGAGCTTCCACGAGGCAGGCTTCCCTCAGGTTATCAGCGTTCCAAACGGGGCAAGCAAGAATGGAAGACTCGAGTACCTCGACAACTGCTGGCAACAACTCGAGCACATAAAAGATGTGTACATTGCCACGGACAATGATGAGCCGGGTAGGGCACTTCGAGAAGAACTCGCCCGACGACTCGGAAAGGAGAGGTGCTTCATAATTGATTACGGGCCGTTTAAAGACGCCAATGAGGTTTTGCAGTCTGATAGACTCGCCTTGAGAGATATGGTCTTAAAATCAAAGGAATACCCATTGGAGGGCATACGTACACTCGATGACATAGCCGAGAGTTTGTATGACCTGAAAAAAAATGGTTTGAAGGCGGGTGATGGAATTAGCATACCTACTGTAAATGAATACATTACATATGTCCCGGGTTTTGTCACCGTCATAACAGGCGTTCCGAACCACGGGAAGGGCGAGTTCCTTGACCAAATTCTTGTTGATCTTGCCTTCCTCCACAACTGGAGATTCGGTATCTATAGCCCCGAGAATGGAACACACGCACTACACGCTCAAAAGCTTTTCTCTAAAGTTAGTGGGGAGGGCTTTAACGAGACAAGTGTTAATACCATATCCGAGTTTATTGGAGAATATGGGGACAGGTTCTACATGATTGATCCGCCCGAAGACCTGACCTTGGATAGCATTTTAAGTTACGCCAAGCTTTTGGTCAAGAGGTACGGCATCAATGGACTTATCATCGACCCTTGGAACAAGTTAGACCATCAGTGGAAGGACAGTGAAAGGGCGCACATTAGCAGGTGCTTGGATATGCTTGACAACTTTGCAAGGAAGTACAACATTCACATATTCGTTGTGGCCCACCCGACAAAGCTTCAGAAGGATAAGGAGACCAAGAAGGTTGAGGTTCCGACGCTCTACAGCATATCGGGGACTGCCGATTGGTTTAACAAGTGTGCCAATGGTATAGTTGTCTACAGAAATTGGTACGAAGACGGGATGAGCGATACAGACGTCCACATTCAGAAGGTAAAGTTTAAGCACTGGGGAAAGCAAGGAGTCGTCCGATTGGCGTATGACCCCGTATCAGGAAGGTACTACAATCCCCCGTTCAAGAACAATAAAAGCTATCTAAAGATCAAGCAGCAAGAAATGCCATTGACTCAGGCAGAGGTAAAACCAAATACTCAGTTCCTCACAAGATACGAGCCGAAGGCATTCGATGACATAGAACAAAACGAGATTTAAAATAAAAGTAAAAAAAAAATGAACTACGAAAGGATTATCGCAAAGATGAAGTCCATGCAGGACTCTGGTAAGAATATGCCACTAACGAAGGAGGAGATGGACGAGATACCACCGGGCTTCTTTGTTGCCCGTGCAGCCATCCCACTTGAGGACGGAAGCGCCATCGTTCAACCAAATAGGAAGCAGAGGAGGCAGCAGAAGAAGGATAAAAAAAAGACCCCTAAAAAGTAGGAGCCTTTTGTTTTTGTTTGGTTATGACTATCCCTTTACTTCAAAAGGTTGTCTGTGCTGACTTCAAAGAACTCCGAAATCTTAATTGCCTGAGCAAGGCTGCACTCGCTTCGATACTCCTCCCAAGCAGTGATTACGAACTGAGATACGCCAATCTTCTCACCAAACTCCCGGCGAGAAAGGTTCTTTGCATCTCGAAGAAGGCGAAGGTTGCGACCAAAGGCAGACCGTTCCTTTTTTGTTTTTTTAACTTCCATGGTATATTGATTTTTAAAAATTACTTGAAAAGAATATGGTTAGCGCAATCGCAAGACCCGCCCCAAAAAGGGTGACCCTCGACTTAAATTTGAGGCTAATCATGGCGGTTGTGTCCATCGACCTTTCGGTCTTCCATCGTTCGGGGTACACGTTCCTGTCCATTACGTTCCTGAACGAGTAGTATGCCCCATCGTGTATGTATGGGAAAACGCAAACCGATGGGATGTACATTGATACAGGTAGTACACCTACGGCGACAATGATCCTCAATATGTTGAGGTATCCATGAACGTCCCCGTACACTGTATTGGCGTGATTAAGTTTGGAGTAGTCGGCCACGTGAAAGAAGTAAGCCTCGATAATTCCAGACGCAAAACAAAACGCCAACCAAACAAGAAGTGAGATTATGTCTGTGTAAGTTTCCATATAACAAACATAAAACCACACACTTAAAAAAATAAATAGAACAAAAAAAAGTTATTACTTGCTTTTGTGAATCATTCTACCATATATTTGTGCAATGAATGAAGATAAGACTAAGCACATCATTGAGATGATGTTACTTGGACAGCTAATGGCTGATAGGATTGATGTCGCCGGGGCAAAGGGTTGGCTAATGCAAAAGGTCAAGATGCAGAGCAAGGCGCTTGTGTCTACCCTCGAAAAGGACATGAAGATTATGTACATGGCTACCTACAAAAACGAAGAGGCTTCAGCGGCGTATGAGGACGCACTGTCTGCTGTCGAATCCGTTTTTGATGAGTTAAGGTCAATCCCTATTGAAAGTTGGGAAAGCTTGGCAGACGTAATTAAGTCCGTAAAAAACAAAGGGGAATGAATAGTGTCCTGATAGTAGTCTTCACTTACAATCGGCCCAGTATGCTTCGTGATACATTGATCCACTTGTCCAAATACGGACACAAAATATTGGTCATTGACGACGGAAGTACATACGATAAGTCTGTGGTTCTTAATGGTTTAGATGAAAATATAGAGTACATAAGGACTCCCCACAGGGGCAAGGAGCGTTGGTGGATGAACTGGAACGATGCCCTTAGAGTTTGTAGGGAGAAAAACCCACGCCTATTCATATTTATGGCGGATGACTTTCAGAACCTTGATCTTTTGAAGGCCGTTCACGTTTATAGTGGAATAAAAGAGGTAGCCACCTTGAACTTGATAAATGATGGCCGTGTTCAGTGGGGTTGTTCCCCGCGTCAGGTTTCAGACGATTTAATACTCCTTGGCTTTAATGACTGCGGCTTTATTTGTAACAAGGCGGTTCTCAGGTTTTTGAAGTGGAGAATCAATCCAGTAAAAACAAATAATGAATCGTCAGGTGTTGGAAGGCAGTTGACTAACAGGCTTCGTAAGTTGGGAGTCAATATGTATTGCCCTGTAAAGAGTTTTGCATATCACGGAGACCATCCATCCATCATGCACCCTGAGTTGAGAAAATCAGAACCAATAATAAGCAAATGATTGACTTTTATGTTTATCAAGACCCAAACTATGCGTTGGGGAACTTTGTCAACTGCACCCCGACAATACTCCGTCTATACGAGACGCATAAAAAACCCATCCCCGTTATGTTTGGAACGAGGTATGTTGCAGAGGCATACGAGGGTTCCGAATACATAACACACATAAGTAGCCCAAAGGGGAGGAAATTGTTTGGCAGTGATCTAATATGCAGGGAGAACATAATGCCTGACTATGAGTACATCCAAATGAAAACCATTGGAAAGCCATACTCAAACAATGCCTTTGTTCCGGTGAATGCGAATTATAGGAAAAGCTTTGAGAACTATCGCTACTCGGTATTGGCCTGTGGAAGTGGATCGGACAGAGAGGATTACGTGAACAGCAAGACGCCCGACGTTGAGCTTTTTTTTAGGGAGATTGAATCGTCAAAGATCCCCGTCATCTTCATCGGAAGCGATCAGGATTACGCAAGAATGAAGGATGTAGCAGATGCCTGCTCCGTAAGATGCATAGGCAACATACAAGAGTGCATAGCGTGTATAGACGGGGCAGAAATGTTCATAGGCAACGACACTGGATTTGCTCACGTTGCTGGCGCACTAAAGAAACCAATGCGCCTATATTGGAAAGACACTAAGTGGCCGAAGAACGCCAATACTAACCTAAATTGTGAATACATATTTAAAGACAAATGGAAACAAAGCTAACAAAAGAATTAGACCAGTACGAGATTGTGACTGCGGCAAAACTAATGATCCCATCATCATTGTTTAAGTTTAGAGACACCGTTAAAGGTATTATTGCGCCCGATCAATTATTGGCGCTTGACACTCACATAGACTCACGGGTTCGAACTGGATCAATCTCCATGATGGACAGGAACCCCCGTCAAGTTTTTGACTTCCTAAGATCCAAGGTTTGCGAAGCACTTCATTTGAATCATGACGATGACATGAAGGTCACGCGAAGAAAGAAAAATGTTTTGGCCCGCAAGATAGTCTATGCCTCGGTACGAAAGGAGTGCAACATTTCACTCGATGACTTGTCCAGTTTTTATGGTCAAGACCACGCGACTGCCGTCTACTCAATAAGGAAGGTGATTGACTTTTTGCTCACCGATAAGGAGTATCGAAACCTCATCATGTATTATGCTGACCGAATAGCTGAGTACGGGTACACGAACTTCCGTAAGTGGTGTGATGCTGTCCTGACCGGAAAAATCATGAACCTAAAAGTTGGTTCCGTAATGACAAGGGTCAATGACACGAAAAGATACTACTTCTTGGATGAGACCCCGCAGGGATATCTATGCTCAACCAAGAGGATTAAGGGCGGTCATTTACTGAGTGATGTATCAAAAGAAACAAGGATCATAATCCCATATGACGAAGCTCGGTACGCAACAATTCACGCATAAACTTGCAACGATAAACAAAATTACATATATTTGCCATATGAATAACAAGTACAAGGGCGTAGTAATTGAGATCGGCCCAGAAAACAGATTCTCAGACAAGTTCGTGTCAAAGCAAATCGTTCTTGAGGATAAGTCAAGCAAGTACCCTAAGAATGCGGCCTTTGAGTTTGTTAATGCAGCCATTGAGAAGATTGATGGCCTCCGTATTGGAGACGAAATAGATGTTACGTTTGAGCCAACATCAAGGAAGTCAAAGGACGGAAGGTGGTTCACAAGTAATAGGGCTTGGGAAATCGGGATCATGACGAGCTACTCTCCGAACAAGATGGAGGTTAAAAGCAATCCTCAGCCAAGTGCCCCGGTAAGCAAGCCAAAGGTTGAAGACACTCCATACGAAGATACTGAGCTTCCTTTCTGATGTTTTATAGGGATGAAATAAGGCGCGATTGGAAGGCGTACCAAGATTTGTGTAGTTGGTTCATTTCCAATAGGATAAACATAAAAGATTATCTGCGCCTTTATTTCCCCACCTTCAAGTTTTATCGGTACGTTGGGTCAAATGGCCTTCCGATGCTGACAAAAGAAAGCTTGGAGTACATGAGGAGGCTGAAAAAAATCATAGAATCAGAAAACCACGAAATAGCCACCCATGCTATTAGAACACAAGTACGGAGAAAAAGCGTTAAGAAAAAATAAAAGCAGGTACACCCTTGAGGAGATTGTATCGTGTAACATGAGGGTCGAAAAAGCCGTTTATGCACTTCTTCCTCATGGAGTTAAGGCAAGTCCGGTTCACTTTGCAATATTGTTTTGGAAGTTCAAGGAGAACGGTAAGGTGGTCAATAAGAAAAGGATATCGAATGTTCTTGGGTGGTTGTTTTCTGGCAAGGCAACACCTAAATACAATCCGTGGATAAGGCATTTGGAGAAATGTGCAAAAGCAATTAACAGTATATGAATCAGCAAATTAAGCCAGTATCGACAATTATATGTTGCAAGGAGATAGAGGATGATAAATCCCTTTTCCTTATGAGGAAGGAGGCCCTTGTAAATGCGGAGGTTGTGTCTATTGGGGATCGTGTATCGAGTGTGTCCCCGGGAGACATAGTATTCTTCTCAAGGAAGAGGGCGGTAGTTGTCAAAGATTTGATGTATGTAGAAGAGAGCGATATTGAACTCGTAAAAAAAACAGCAAATGGTGCTTCTTGATAGCGTTAAAACACTAAAGCCAAAAAGAGGCTGCGTAATCATACGGGTTGACAGCTTGGTGAATGAGAGCATTTCATTTGCCAATGGTAAGTCATTGGTTCTCATGTCTGTAACCGACACCGAGAGATCCCGAAACAGCTCCAAAAGGGGAGTGGTATACTCAACTCCTTCTGAGACATCGTATGGTGGAGGTTGGTCAAACGTGGACAAGCACTGTAATGTGTTGTCGGGTGACGTTGTTTACTTCGCATACGATGTTATAGCACAATACCTCCATGAGGAGGCTACTGGAGATAGGGACGGTGTATTGAGGGTGGTCAAGAGCGATGACTCGTTCTACATCTTTGTGCCGTATCCCATGATATTTATGCGTGAGAGGGATGGTGTAAGGGAGGCGCTTAATGGATTTGTAATAGGCATTAAGCCTGAATTGGAGAAGGAGAGCGAACTCGAAATCCAAACAAAGAAGGACAACAGGAGTATAGTTGTTACCGTCCCCGTTGCATTGGGAAGCGAGGCTGATGAGTGGTATCAGCCAGAGGTTGGTGAGAGGATTGCGTTCAGGGGTCTTGCGTTGCCTATAGATGCGGATTTGTTCAACAAACAAGAACTATATTACATAAGACCAAAATCAATCATTGCTACTTATGGCCGATAAACTAAGAATCATAGAGTACGCTGACGTAAAGCAGTTCATATACCCCGAAAAGTGGGATGAATTTGTGTCAGCCCTGTTCATTGAGAAACACGACCAAGAACTTGATCGGGTTAAGATTGTGAACACAATTGCCAACTGCGTATCAGAGGTATTCAGCACCCCCGTTGAGTATCTCCGTGGCCGCAAAGGAACCCGTGACGAGAGCGATAGTCGTATAGCCTTCACCTACATTATTCTGCACATAGGAGTGACAGAAGAATGGGTGGCTAACTACTTTGAGTGCAGCAAAGGAACCGTGTGCTACAGAAAATCGCGTTTTGCAGACTTGTATCAAACCGATCACTACTTCAATAGAAGGGTTCAGTCTGTTATAGGCAAGATGAATGACGCTGGATTTGCATTTATTAAAATATGAAGATAAAGATATTTGCGGCGATGCATGGTCGCCATGATGTTTTCCGGATATTTAAGGCAGGGGTTGATAGGCTTCAAAAAAGCTTTGACTGCGAACTCTTTGTTGTTTGCTCTTCAGATGAGGATGAGCAACTCTGCAACATTATGGGAATCAAAAACGTAAGGTGTGCCAACGACCCGATAAGCGATAAGCATAACTATGGTGTGAGGCAAGCGATGAACGATTCTAATTGGACGCACCTTTTGATTATGGGGAGTGATGACGTGATAACGGATGCTGGGATGGGCATATTGACTCGCTTAGATGCAAGGCACTCAGGCTTTTACGGCGGCTTGTTTTACAATACTGAGAACGGGGACTGCAAGCATTGGGACTACCCAAGAGACCTGAATATCAAGAGATTGTTTGGCGCTGGCCGTATGCTAAAAAGGGAATTGATTGAGTATGCAATAGAGCGTATTGAGATTCGCGGGATTATATCGGGAGACAAATTTGCTATTCGAGAAAGGCAAATTGTACCCCGTCAAATGGCTGAATACCTATGTGCTTCAAAGAGATGGAAGCGAGGAGAGATTGTTAATGAAGGCATTTGGGAGACGGGTCTTCAAAAGGGATTAGATGTAAGTCTTGAGTCGATCCTGACCGAATGCGGGGCGCCGCCAGTTGGCATAAGCGGTGTTCACGTTTGTGACTTCAAGAGCAAACACAATCTATGGAGGTATGATGAACGGGACGGATCCCCGTATTCCTTTGATGATTTTGCTAAAAATCTAAGCGATGAGGAGCTTGACCTTATTTACAAACTAAAACAAAAATAATGAAGAAAAAGTGGTGGTTCGCCGGGTTCACTATCCTGATGATTGTCATTACAATGATTCTTTCTTTTGTAAAGATTATGTACGATCAAATAGACTTGGTCATCGTTTTCATTCCGTCAATCTTATGGTGGTCATTAGTCTTTGGCTATGGCGCATACATTGCATTTAAGATATTTAGGGAGATTATGAGAGTCAATAATGTTTAATTGGCGGATAAAATATCTTAAGCCTGAGCATGGTTATAGCCCCGAAGATGGCATAGATTCCAACGGGGTCTTGGGATGGTATGTAGGCAAATGTGTTGACAACGAGTTTGTTAACAACCAACTTGTTTCAGACCCAAGGTTTATTGTCTTGGATGATAGTGGATATGTTGATATTGTGTACCCGACCCATGTCAGATTTTTAGACACCCCAGCAGATAGATTGATTGCGAGAATATTACAGGACTTTGATTCTGATAGTCCTAAAAGTCAAATTGTAAAAACTATTCATGGATTTTTCGAAACTGAAATATAGGGTAGACCAAATCCCCGACAATAAGTCTGTGGTTATGCATTACCCGGACTTGGGTCGAATGGCTCACGTATTTAGCGATCAGGGTGATATGCCCAATGAGTTGACGCCAGACTTCGTGATGCGTTACTTGATACTGATGTATGCTCCGGGGAGTCCCTTTGTTTCCGACTTCTCTGAGCTAAAGTCTCGCAAGGCAAAAGTCCTTGGCTTTCTAAATGTTAGTGTTGAGGGAAAGAACTCATTACCAGCTCATTACAATAATCTTATAGCATTTAAGTACACGTCAGTTGTTCAGAAGGCCGTCCTTTTACTTAGGCTGTGCAAGAACCACGAGTGGGCATTGTTGAGGGCGGCAGAAGAAAAGCAGTTCCTGTTGTTGAGTCAGATGTTTACAAAGTTTGATGATGTTCAGGACGAGAAGCGATTACAAGACGCAATCAAGGCGAACATGGAGATGTTGAAGACCCTGAAGGATTCAATCATTGAAAGGGAAAAGAGTGTGGAGCTTGATGAGGGGGTTAGTCAGTACCTTGCTGAGGAAAATCTTGGCATAGACCCCGAAACATACATTGTTCAGTATGGGGAGACAAGCTCGGTATTCCCCGGCATAGTTCCATAATTTCTTACGATGTTGTATATTTGGACGTTTAAATTGCTAAAGATATTCGCAAAATGAAAAAGACAAAGTCCAAGGTAAACGAGGCTGGGGTGTACACAAAGCCGGGAATGCGTAAGTCTCTGTTTGAGAAAATCAAAAAGGGAACCAAGGGAGGTGACCCGGGCGAGTGGAGCGCGAGGAAGGCACAATTACTTGCCAAAGAGTACAAGAAAAAAGGCGGTGGCTATAAAACTAAAAAATGATGGCAAAGAAAGACCCACAACAAAGTTTGCGCGATTGGACATCTCAGGAGTGGATGACATCGGGCACGTATTCTAACAAGAATAAGGGATCGTCTAAGGAAGTTAAGTCAGAAGGCAAGAAGCGTTATTTACCCAAGTCCGCTTGGGGTGAGTTGTCATCTGGTGAAAAGGCGGCAACCAACAAGGCCAAGCGTGAGGGTGATAAAAAGGGTAAGCAGTTTGTTAATCAGCCAAAGAAAATTGCCAAGAAGACATCAAAGCACCGTTAATGTCTGATAAAGAGATTTCTCAGGAGATATTATTACAGTACGTCAAGGAAGATGAGTTCGTGTACATAAACGAACACGATCCCGACTTGTCTACCATAAAAATTAAGTTGCCATCGCTTGTTGAGTGGTATGCTAATTTTCTTGGCTACACTCCCACTTGGGAGGAGGCCATAAAGTACGTTGATGGATATGGCTTGCCTGCTGAGGATCAAGTGTTTACATATCAGCAAATCCCCGACAAGATAAAGGGTATAAACTCCACGATTAGGAAGAAGAAAAGTCTAAAGCGTGGGGATACCATAACCGTTCCAGACCTTTATTCTGAGATAGAGGACAATCGAGTCCATTACAAGAATGAGATTGATTGGATCAAGAGGGACATCAAGAGGAGGTATCACGGTTATTGGGTCTTCATCAACGGAAGGCCGACATACATTGATGGTTGGCACTTTGTGTACCTAAACTATTGGGACATAGGAAGTGACAGACCTGACGGATACCCCGACTATAGGGACATTGATAGAAGGTTCTTTCATTTTGCAAGGTACTGCTACACAACAACTCATAGTTACTTTCAGTTCAAGGTCACATACAGGGAGATTGGAAAGGTCAAGACGGACTATTTCAGCGACTTAGCTGGCGCGGAGAAGTTTGTCGAATCATTAAAAGAAAAGAATATACCATCAATACTTGACGGCTTAAATGAGCCTAATAATCCACACCCCGGCTTTATTGTAGATATGGAGAGGAGAACTTGTTATGGGTTCGCTCATCCAAAGAGACGTAGAAGGGGAGCAACAAGTGCTGCTGCTTGCATAGCATATTTAATTACAACTGAACAGCGTTTAAGACACGCGGGATTGCAGTCGCTCAATGATAAGATGGCGACCGATGACGTTTACAAGGATAAGATTATACGGCCTTGGAGAAAGCTACCATTTTGGCACAAACCGCTACATGATGGTAGCAATAACCCCGCGACAAAGCTTAACTTCCAACCCCCGGCAGATCGAACTAACCTATCTGCAAGTATAGAACGAGATGCCCATGACGGATGGATAGAGCCAAGGGCCGCCAACGAGAGGGCATTTGACGGAACAAAGCTTCACGCCATCATCAGAGACGAGGGTGGAAAGATAGACGGGTATAGTTACGACATCATGGAGTGGTGGGGTATCGCCAAGAAAACCCTTGCACAGGGGCCGATAATACACGGACTTGGTATGATTCCCTCGACTGTTGGTGAGATGGATAGTGGTGGCGGAAGACAGTACGAGCGTCTTATTACACTAAGCAAGTGGGAGAATAGGGACAGCAACGGGGAGACGGCTACAGGTTTGTTTACCATTATGGAGCCAGCCTTTGATGGGTTGGATGGTTTCATTGATCAGTACGGAAACTCGATCATAGAGAATCCAAAAATTCCCATTTTAGGGATAAATGGGAAATGGATTAATAAGGGGGCGAAGAATTATCTGATGGCAAGGCGTGAGATGCTTCAACGTGATGCCACCCCCGAAGACTACATAACGGAGCTGAGGGACTTCCCGTGGACGCTAAGGGAGGCCATGACCAAGGGTGGACGAAACAATGGTATAGACAGAAAGATCCTTAACAAGAGGATAAATGCTATTCGTTTTAGCAGAAGCCCCGACAACTTCATCAAGCCGAGGAAGGGTAACTTTGAGTGGGTTTCCGACTTTGGTGGAGATGTTGTATGGCGAGACGACCCCGATGGGAAGTTCATGGTCAGTCAATTTCCTTCTCCTCAATTCAGGAACAGAAAACAATACGATGCTGATGCAAATAGTTGGATGCCCGATCCAATATGCTGCAATAAGTTTTTATGCGGGGCTGACCCGTTTATGTTTGATGCCAAGGACGTTGCGGGTCAAAAGAAGTCAAATGGAGCTATTGCTGTGTTTAGACACCGGGACACTGTAGAGGATTATGAAGAGAAGCCCCGTTCAGAATGGCAAAGCAACAAATTCGTTCTAACATATAGTGTACGATCGGAGGACAAGGATGAGTACGTTGAGGACTGCCTAAAGACTTGCATATTCTACTCCTCATTCATATACCCTGAAATGAACGTGCCTATTGTTGCCGAACTTTTCAGGAAGTGGGGATACGGCGGATACCTACTTCACGACACCAATGAATATGGGGTGAGGGTTCCAATGCCGGGCAGAAAGGTTTCGGCTAACGCTGAGACCAAAAACGAGATATTTGCCGACGTCATGACCCACGTCAGGAATTTTGCCGAGTGGGAGAATCACATAGAGTTATTGGAGGAGTGGATGAACATTGATGGGCCGTCAGACATGACCAACTATGACTTGTTCGCCGCTGCTGGCATGATCTTTTTAGGTCGAAAGTCTCAGTTCCCAATAATGTTCCACGAGAGTAGTGCGCCTATACAAATGGACGGCTTACCATTTGATGAATATTCTGTGTAATATTCGGGTTTCTTTTGGTGGAATTATTGTAAAGACGCTAAGTTGGTACTTTTGTCCTAAAGTGTAATATCGTGCTTGCATATTCAGGCCCAACAATAGTATTCCCAAGCGATGACGTCCCCGTCAATAAGAAGGAGGGACGCAAATGGCAAGAGTCAGTAGCTCGGTCTATCTGGTCTCGCTACAGCTTGGGGAGTACGTACTATGGTTTTCAGAACCGCGACCAAATGATGCTGATGCGCCTCTATTCAGATGGCCGTCAACCATCGGACAAGTACAAGGATTGGATGACGGGCAAGAAGAAGGAGAAGGGCACTCCTGCGTCTGGTGAGCATATGGTCACAGACTTCTTCCGCAAGGGGTATGCTAATGTTGATTACTCTATTGATAGCCCCGCACCATCGTTTAAGTCTACGATTCTTTCAGTTTTATCTAACTCCGACTACAAGGTTCAGGCAGTTAGTATGTCTACGGGCAGCATAGCGGAAAAGAAGAAACGCAAGTTCACACTTTACTTCGACACTAAATTTAAGGCGCTTCGTGAGATGGCTGGTTTGCCTCTCCCCGTGCTTCCTTGGGAGCCTCAGAACTTGGAGGAGCTTGAATTATATGAGAGACTCGGTGGAATCAAGTTGACCTACGAGATGGCCTTGGAGGACATTTGTGCCCACGTCTTTGAATCGAGCGACTGGACAAGCATACGTTCAAGGGGTATTGAGGATGAGATTGACTTGAACTTTGTGTGTGGTAAGGTATATACTTGTGAGAAGACTGGAGCCACAAAGATTAAGCACATCAAGCCTCAAAACCTTGTGATGAGTTGGATTGACGAGGATCGGGATACGCCGACCTTTGTTGGGCACTTGGAGAAGGTTAGGCTGTGTGACATCCGCGCTAAGCTTCTTGCTGAAGGATATACAATTGAGGAGGTCATGCAGGTTGCAAGGTCTTATTACAACACCTTGAACTTGGCCCAGTCATGGGATTACTTCCGTGAATACGATCCCAACACGGAGAGATGGCGTTGGGAGGACATCACTGTTGATGTACTTGAGTATGAATACTGCTCACTCGACACAAAGTTTTACACTGAAAGAGAGACTAAAGATGGTGCGATTCAATACTTCTTTGATGAGGAGTCTGATGAAAGCAGGTCTGAACGTAAGTCTTATTCTGACGGACGTAAGAGGAAGACTGATAAGATTCAGAACGCAACCATTTATTGCGGTAAGTATATCGTTGGTTCTTCCTTTGTTTTCGACTATGGTCGTCAGGTAAATATCATGAAGTCTGATTATGCTACGGCATATTGTTCATACTTCTTTGAGCGTGTCCCCGGAAAGGCGATTACAGAAAGGTTGATTCCAATCTACGACAGCCTTATGATGTGCCGCTTGAAGCTTCAGGCCGCAAAGTGGGCAGCTGCCCCGAAGGGATATAGCATTGACATCGCCGCCCTTTCTAATATCAATATAGGTGGTGCGATATACAAGCCTCAAGACCTGATAAGTATCAGGAGGCAGAATGGTGTTCAGATTTACAAGACCACCATGCAGCAGGGTAAGGTAGTCACTGGGGAGAACTCAATCCGAGAACTTGAAGGTGGTATAGGCCCTCAGCTTCAGGAGTGGATTACCTGCTTCGTACACGATTATGAGAGGGCGCTCGAGCTTTCGGGGATCAGCCGACTCATGATGGGTGGTAAGTCAATTAACTCGGAGAAGGGCCTTGGCATTTCTGAGCTTGAGATAAGTGCTACAAACCATGCGTTGTTCCCGTTGAAGGAGGGTCTTAGGAAGTGGAAAGAAAAGGCGGCCAAGGCAATTGTTATGAAAACACTTGTCAACATTCAGTTTGATGATAAGTGCAGGGAATACTGGACAAAGGTCATAGGTGAGGAAAAGGTTGCGGCAATACTTGATATTGGCGAGACAACCCTTGAGGAGTTGAGCATTAGCCTTGAGAGCCTTCCAAACGATCAGATGATTCAGGACGTTAAAATGGCCGCTATGCAGTCCATGAACGCAGGCAAGAATGGTCAGCGTGGTATGTCCGTTTCAGACTATATGTATGTTCTACAACTACTTGATAAGCGAGAGATTAAGCTGGCGACTTGGTATATGGCTATTAGCGAGGAACGTGCAGCGAAGCAAAAAACTGAGAGCGAAACGGCTATGCAACAGCAAAATGCTATGATGATGGCTCAGGCTGCTCAACAAGCAGAGATGGCAAAAGTCCAAAGCGCACAGCAGTTGGCACAGGTTGAGGTTCAGAAACACGCGGCAATGGCCAATATCGACTTGATGAAGGAGGAGAGAATTCAAAAAATGAAGGGGGATCAGGTTCTTGAACAGATCCAACTTGAGGGAATTCTTGAGTCAAGATTCAATACAGAGATAACTGGTAGAATATAAACCAAAAAGAGAAAAAATGAGTGATGCAGTAAATCCGATTAAACAAGCGGAGGATTTTTTCAATGGTAAGGGTGAGATTATCATCACCCCACAAGGGCCGATTCGGTCGGAGTCTAATGAAGATGAGGTTCAGGATGATCCACAACAGCTTCAGTCAGACGCAGATTTACAAGAAGTTCAGGATGTAGACTCAGGTCAGGGTTCGTCGGAAGAGTCTTCCGAAGAGAAGTCCCCGTCTGTTTCTTTTGACTTCAGCAAGTTTGGGGTTTCTTCAGAGGAGGAACTTGTAAGCAAAATTAGCCGCCTTCAGGAACTTGAATCAAAGTCCAAGGAGATTGAACTTTTCAATCAGGTTAAGTCAAAGATCAATGCCCCGTATGCTGACGAAAAGATCGCAAAGATCAATTCAGTAGTTCGTGAGACGGGCATTAAGGACTTAAGCATTGCGGCAGAACTTGCTACAATGACGGCGGATGAACTCCGAACCGATCCTATTAAAACATTGGCATTTAGAGAAATCATGAAGAACCCCGATGCCCTTAGCGCGTTGACCTTTGATGAGGTTAAGCAGGCCATGGCAAAGAGGTACGACATTGAGTATAGCGATGAGCTTGCTCCACTCACTAAGCTTGAGGTGGAGAGCGCTATAAAAGAAGTTCAAAATAAAATATCTTCTATTCAGACGAGTGAGAACGATGTTTTAGGAACTTTGTTGAGAGAACGTGAACAAGAGTTGTTCTTGCAACAACAGAAGTCCGAGAAGGCGGCCAAGGACGTAGAAACAGCGGTTAGCAAATTTTCTACACTATCGGCTAAGTTTGGTGGAGAAGAAATCAGTGTGGCGGTTAGCCCAGAACTACTCAACCAAGTCAAAGGGTGGGCGACACATTTCGCGGCGAGTTTGCCTGAGAATGAGTCCTACCAATCTACCATTGATACTTATATTACTGGTGTCTTAAAGAACGCATTGGAGGATAAGATCGCCGAGCAGTTTAAGGCTAAGATTGAAGGGAAGATCACTCAAAAGGCTATAAAGGCTACGCATAATGGCGGAAGTGTGGTGCATAAAGATAAGCCCGGAGACTCCGACTCTAATTGGATTCCTGAGTGGCAGCAGGCGCACATTGACCATCTCAAGAAGATGGGTGTTTCAGTTCCGAAATAAAAACACTTAAAAAAATAAAACAAAATGGCAACTAATCCGTTTACGCCATCTACGATCCCACAGGCGGGAAATATTACGCTTGTATCTAACGTAGACTTGGCACAACCAATCTGGTCTCCGACCCTGTATCAGCCTTATGGTACTCAGGGTGCTGAGGTTATGCAGTTCTTCAAGGCTATGGGCGCTCTCGTCCCTGTTATCCGTATGACCGGAGTACACTGGGAAGAAGATCGTTATGGTTCTGCTTTCCAAGTTAAGACCCTTGTATCAGCTCCGGGCGCAGGTTCTAACCTGACTATTCAGCTCGCTTCTGCTTACATCGACGCTACAACTCGTGAAAGCTGGCCGATCGAAAACGAAATCGTGAAGTCTACCCGCACTGGTAAGCAGTACCAGATCATCAGCAAGACTGATAACGGTTCTGACACCACGCTCGTTCTTCGTCCCCTGAAGTCTACTACCAACGAGTCTGCTCAGGCTAACGAATACTTTATGATTTCAGGTGTGTCTGTTGCTGAGGCTTCTGACAAGCAGGACACTAAGAACTCATATCAGACTGAGTACACTTGGCAGCTTCAGGACATCCGTACTGACCACAACATCACTGGTTCTGACTTTACCGAGAGCCTCCAGCCTGTTCGTTATGAGAAGGGTGGTGCAATCGTAGGTTACAACTCTATTGCTACTGTTCAGCACGAGTACGATCACCTTCAGAAGACTGTTAACACTATGATCTGGGGTGAGACTGCGACAAACACAAGTATGCCGGGTGTAGGTTACACCACAGGTATGGTTGAGCAGTTCGAGCTTCGTGCGGTGAATCAGGACACTGGTGGTTCTTTGACTGTTGCTGACTTCGAGTCAATCGAGCAGACGCTGTCTTCTAACTGGGCGCTTGGTAACTACATTACCCTCCTCTCAGGTAAGTCTTACAGCGAAATCAGCGCCGATGTGATCTCTGACTTCAATCAGTCTAACATCAACGCCGTAAACAATCAGCTTGCTAACGCCCTGTTCGGTACATCAGGTTTCGATGTAAACCAACTGTATGCTACCTACAGCGTTCAAGGTCTTGCTGTTAACGGTAAGTCTTTCGGTCTCAAGCGTTTGACTATTCTTGACGACCCGAATGGTGCTGCTGCCAACAACTCTGCCCTTCAGGATTACGGTTTCGTTCTTCCGATTGGTAAGACCCGCGATAACGATGGCGTTCCTCGTGGATTTGTTGAGCTGAAGTACAAGGACTTCGCTGGTCAGAACCGTATGATGCGTATGTGGTACACTGGTGGTGCTTCCCCTGCGAAGAACACCTCTAAGGATGACTTCAATATGCACATTGTGTCTGAAATCGGTTTCGATTTCATGAACCTGCAGCAGTGCGCCCTGTTCAAGAACAGCGCTCTGTCATAAGCATAGCATGACTAATGGAATAGGGGTGGCATACGGCCATCCCTTATTCCTGTCAAATAAGTGAAACAATAAATAAGTGAAAAAATGAACATTTATGTGAATGATAACCTCATGTCCAAAGAGGAGCTGATGGGGTATCTTGAAGAATTAAAGCCTGTGTTCCCCTTGTTCTTCGACAAGAAGAATCCGAAGCCAGTTGTAATTCATTATCGAGACGATATGAAGTACATGGTTCGCAAGCGTCGGGGAGCCAAAGAGTTTGGTCAGATGTCGGTGGCGCATCCACTCCCACAGATTGTAAAGTGTATGAAGTTCGCCCGTAATGATTATGGGATGAGCGATATGTTTGTCCTTACCCGTGGGGTTCGAGAGGTTAACCGAAAGACTGGTGAGCCATTTTACCCGACAAAGGACATCATGTTTCAATTGTCTAATGGGAAGACGCTTCACCCCGGACAAGACGAGGTAGAACTCGTTTATTGGTACTTCTTCTCAGGCAAGTTTACCAATGGTAAGGTTGACAATCCCCGTGCGGAGTTTCATTTCACCAACCCTGTTGTTGAGAGCAAGGATCGCATTGAGAAGAACCGTGAGGTGTTTGAGCTTCAGAAGGACATCCTATACGGAGGCGTTTCTACCGTTGATATAGAGCGTTATATGTCCACCTTTGGCCTCGAGATTTCGGCCTTGGAGGAGGTAAACCGCACCACATTGTTTGACTATGTTACGACAAGCCCCGGTGCTAAGGAGTCTTACTACAACATCTTGCGTTCTGATTCCGACAACCAAAACCTCGCAGAGGCCATGGGACTTGTTAGGGAGGCGATTGAAAGGGGTAAGATTACTTCAGAGGGCGACAACTGGGTCTTTGTAAATAAGACTGGTAATGGCCGTCCATTTGCCCCAATTGATGTGAAGGACGATGTGAAGGGTCTGTCCAAGATTATTTTGGAGGACGAGAGGCTTCGTCAACGCCTTGAAAAGTCTCTGCAATCAGCAGAGTAATAATAAAGGAAACCCGAAACTAAAAAGAGGGGTCTATTGACCTCTTTTTTTATTTTTGACACTAAACAAAGATGGCTAAATCCTAAGCAAAATAATACTAAAATGGCTACGTTTACAGCTCAAGATATTGATATTACAGTCACATTTGACGCGGACGGAAACACCGTAAAGGTCAAGGATAATGTGGATTACTCCACGTTTGATGATATGCCAACAGCATTTATTGTTGATACTGGTGTATTTTTAGATCCGTTTAGCAATGTTGTTTTTTCAAAGCCATTGGTTAATAATCCTCTTATTGATATCTCAAATGGAGACGATGAGAGTATTGCTTACAATTTGCCTTTAACAACATCTTCTACAATACTCCCCGGCCCATATGGCCTAACATTTACAGTAAACGTGAATGTTGCATTGACTAATCTTGTTGTAGATCAAATCACAACAACAACTCAAGAGGCTGAGATTCAAGGTGATTACTACTACCTTCAGCCGGGTGATATTGTTGTTTTTTCAGGTTCAAGCAATGCGGGAAACAACGGGTCTAAGACTGTCGTGTCTGCTAGTTATGACCCTCTTCTTGATGTTACTACAATTGTTTTTGCAGCCGCTTCATTTACAAACAATGAAAACGGAACAAGTGGAACTGTCGCAGCAATTACAATTGAAAGAACCTATGTGAAAACAGCGTCTTACACCTATACTGATTGTACGAAGGTTACGCCAAAAATCACTATAACCTCATCATGTACCGATGAGAATATTACTATTGCAGACACCACGGTAACAACTGGTCAGACTGTTGTTTCAAGAAACATGAGTCTAACGTATCCTGAAGGACTTGTTGATCCTGTTCCTGCTGTAAATCCAGTAACAACATCTCAGTCATCTTACACAATTGGCGAGCTTGCGAATGGCACATATACTGGCATTTTGGAGTTGGATATGAGTTATGTTCAGAATGACGATCTTGTTGTGACATATTCAGTCAGAAAGGTTGATGAGTCCACCGTTGTTTGCAGTCTTAATCTATGTTGTGTAGAGCAGTGTCTTGATTCTTTATACGATAAGTATTCAAGTTGTTCAGGATCGGTAAACAATGCATACGCCACGAAAGTTATTCAATCAAACTTCTTAGTTAATCAATTCAACATTCAAAAAGATTGTGGAGAGGTTGACAAGGCTGCGGCTACTCTTGCTGAGTTAAAAGATTTACTTGGCACTGATTGCTCATGTTGCGGAGACGGAGCTGAGGAGGTAAGTTGGGTTAGCTCGGCTATTTCTGGGCTTGATGTTCCTCCCGGAACGATGAGGGTTCTTTACTTCAATGATACTCGTATTACAGGAAGTGGGACAGCAGTAAATAGCTTTACCAACAATCCGGGATTCACTATCCCAGCAGGATTGTTTCAGGTTGGTGATATGCTTGAGATTGAAATTCGCGCAGAATATCTCGACACTCTTGCTGAAATTAAAATCAGAAACACTACATCTACAGCTACTTACGCAGAGGACTCTCTTGCATTGAATGATTTTGGCACAGAAGTATTGAGGATTGTTCGAGTTGATGAAAGTACAGTAAGTGTGCTACGTGAATTTCAAATATTGAATGCGACTCCGGGTGTCAGTGTAGTTCAAAGTGCAACGAACTACTCATACAATGATTCAACACTTAATGTAATTAATTGGGTTCCAGACACCCCGGCTGATGTTATGTACTATTGGATTAAGGTAATTCACATTACTGACTACGCAGGATGAACTTAGGAGAAATAGTTGGATATTCTAATTTGAAGCTTGGTAAGGACTACCAAGGGGGGTATATTACGCCCGATCAGTTGAACAGCTACATATTGGAGGCTGTCAATTCTGAGATGATAAACAGATTCCTTCGAGTATATGAAAACAATCGAGTCATTACGGACGACATTAGGCCATTCATTGTTACTCTTGGTGACAACGCGATTCCTCCACTATCTATTGATTCATATGGATATGGTGAGCTTCCAGATGATTATATTGGCTATACTGATGTTCGGGTAAACACGTATGAGCAGGTTAATTGTTCAACCGTAGAGTCTAAGCCACGAATGGTTGAGATGATAAACCGAGATAGATTCAACTACAGGGTCACGTCATCCGTCCTAAAGCCAAGGTTTACTGATCCAATTGGAACCATCCAAAATGACAAGGTTTACATTCAGCCCGCATCATATCCGTCATGCGTGTTCTCGTATGTTAGGAAGCCTGTTAAGGCATATTTTGACTACGATATTGTTAATGACGATGTGGTTTACTTACCGCCGGGGCAAACGCACGTAAACAACAGTGTTGAGCCACAGGGATCCCCGTCATTAAGCGTTGAGTTCGAATGGCCCGATCAGGTTCACGAGGAGCTTGCCGACATGATTGTGAAGTATTACGCAACTAACTTCAGGTCTGAGTTCAATATGCAGACTCTTGACCTACAAAAACCCGCTTAATAGATGTTTACAAAGCGGAACCTAATAGAAACCCTTCAGAATAGACTCGTTGGCGGGGACTGCCCGGATGACGTGAAGGGTATGTATCCTGTTCAGATTATTGAGCAGATTGTCCAAGCTGTTTTTAGCGACCTCATCGCCAAGAGTCCTATGATGATGAAGCAGTTGGGCATAGCCTATACTGTTACCCCGTCATACAATGAAGGAAGCAAAAAGTATCAGGCCACGTTGCAGGTTAAGCCATTGCAGGGTAGTCAGTCTATTTTGTTTGCCTATGGATGCGATGAGAACGACTGGTACACAATCATTCAAGGGAGGTACAACAACTTTGTTATGGGTATTTTGAAGCCCGGTCGTTGTCGGATAGGAACATACTACGAGGATGGAAACCTTGTGTTTACCGATCAGCCCTATTCGACTGTTACGGCATACCTTGTCCCCGATGTTCAGGATATGAATGAGGATGAGGAGATAATTATGCCGGGGAATGAATCTATATTCTTCGATGCCTGCTTTAGAATGATCAAGAGCATGGGTGTTAATCCTTCAGAAATCGTAAACAATACTAAAGTAGATGGCACAACAACCCAATAAGAATATTACATACGTTGTAGTGTCGGCCATAAATCGACTTGGCTTGAACATGAACCTATACGATTGGCTTGAACAGCTTGCCATCGAGTGGGCATCTGAGGTTCACGGGGTTACACACGCCCCCGCCATCAAGCTCGTTGAGTTCAATGTTGGCAACGGAAGTCGGATATGGCAAATGCCATCGGACTACATTAGGCATGGCCGCATTGGATACAATTGGCAGGGTAACTTTATGACACTGACCAACTACCCCTCACTTCTTGTAAACGAGACTGAGACTATCTGCTCTGACCCGAACCAAGATTCAAATAATAATGATTCAGGGGACGGGAACATGGGTTCTTGGATGGGTGAGTATTATTGGCAGGGTCGTTTTTACGGGCCTCCGTTTGCTCGCCCCGGGGGTTTTAACAGGGCCTACTACAACATCAATGAGGAGGAGCGTCAAATTGAGTTTTCTACCGATGTCACTAGCCTTCCAAATGGGATAGCCTTGATTGAATACCTTTCGAGTGGTAATCCTTGCGGAGAGACCCTTATGCGCCCCGTCTTTATTGAACCAATGAGGGCGTATTTGATTTGGCAGTGCTATGAACTTTCCGAGGTAACGGGGCTTAACCCTAACATGGCCAAGGATAAGGAGAGACAATATTCAGAGGCCGTGTACAACCATCAGACCATTGCATTTGCCCCGACAGTTTCAGAAGTTCTCGATAGTGTTTGGGAAGGAACAGCATTCAGTCTGAAATAAAGCAAAAAAAAAAGAGGAAGAGGGAATGGAAAAGAAAAACAAAAAGGATTCACGTCTAACGAAGGCAGGTGTGTCTGGGTACAACAAACCCAAGCGTACACCAAGCCATCCTACGAAGTCACACGTTGTTGTGGCTAAATCAGGAAACCAAATAAAAACAATTCGATTTGGTCAGCAAAGCGTGAAAACCAATCAAACGGTAGGTCAACGAGAGGCATTCAAGTCTCGTCATGCTAAGAACATTAGCAAGGGGCCAATGTCCGCAGCTTATTGGGCCAATAAGGTAAAGTGGTCTCCAAGCAAGACTGCATCTTCGTCAAAGAAATGGAAAAAGGGATCTTAAATAATAAATAAAAATAGTACAAT